CCACCTTCCCAACACGGCGGTAAACGCGCTGGGTCATGTTCTGAGTGGTGTGTCCGAGCAGGTCAGAAGCATCTTCCAGGCTCACAATTTCCGATGCCGCCTTAGGGCGGATGTCGCGGAACTGGAACTGCATAATCGCAGCGGCCAGGTCGGGGTCTTTGTTGGCCATCGCCTTGGCTGCAGCTCGTTTCCTCGCCGGCTCAAACCGAAGCCGCAGCATGTTCTCCGTAAGCTGTGCACCGTTCTCATTGGTGATCAGGTGCGGGCGGTTGCGGTCCAGCTGATCCAGCAGGCGACCAAGGCCTGTGCGTAGCCCGTCGATGTGCAGCCGGATGCGCAGCTTGGTCGAGGTCTTGCCCTGGCCAACCATCAAGAAATCAGCCCCCACGTCAGACCAGCGCATCTTGCGCACGTCCGCCGGCCGCTGCCCGGTGAGATAGGCAATATCCATGGCCAGGCGCAGGTCTTTCGGTGCCTCCAGGTATAGCGCCTGCCAAACCTCGTCCGTGACATACACGTCGCGCGGCTCTTCCTTGTTGCGCCTGACGCCCCTGGTCGGGTTCTCTTTGTTGTAGAAGCCCCATTCCCTGGCCATGTTGAAGGCATGGGAGAGCAGGGCAATCTCGCGGTTTGCCCGCACTGGCGCCGTTCTGGCGTCTCGGTACTGGGCGATAATCTGCGGGGTTATGGCATCCAGCGGCGCACTGTCGAAAGCCTTGTACAGCTGGGTCAGGCATTTGCGGTTATCGTTTTGCGTCTTCACGCCCTTACCTGGGATCACGTCCCTGTCATAACGCCGCAGCAGATCGCCGACAGTCTTGGCTGCCAGCGGTACCTGCTTGCGCTCCAGCTGCGCCCACTTCACCCGCGCCTCATCGGCGTCTGTCCCTAGCGGTATCTCCTTTCGCTTCCCTGCATCATCCCGCCCGGCGTAGTAGTAGCCGATCCATTCCTCGCCTGACTTCAGCTTGCGCACCCGCCGGATCATCCTTGGCGGCAGGTCGCGGTTAGCGGGTTTCTTAGGGCGCATGCTTTACCCCACGCGAGACAAGTCCAGTGACCAGGGCTCGGCCACTGCGTTTGTGGTTGATGGTTTCACGCCGGCCAGCTTGAGGCGGGCGTATACCCGGCCAACAACAGGGCGATTGGCCCCGCTGGTGACGAACTCCCAGCCTTTCAGCTTGAGCCAGGCGATTTGTTTGGAGGGTAGACGATAGCCGGTGATCGCAACCAGTTCGTCGTCTTCCAGGGTTTCGGTTTGATGGCCGATTTGCTCTGCTGCGCTCATGGATACCTCTCTACCCCTATGCCGGGGAGGGTGGGACGGGGTTAGGGTTGGCTGCTGCCTGTCATGGCGGCTTCGATGTTTAAGTCAAAGTTGTGGCCATCGCCGTGCCACGAAACAAAAGCCGCATCCTCAACGACCTGCCACGTCGATTGATCACCCTCCGCTCTGGCGCGAATAAAACGATACCGCTCCGCATCCCGCTTTAGCTCTGCTCGCTCTGTTAGGAGGGCTAGGATTGTTGCGGGGCTTGCTGATCGGAAATAAGCCTCAGCAATCCCAAACTCCGGCCCGATTCCGTAAAACTCAACGCCGATAGCGTGGTTGTCGAAGTTGCAATAATCGTTTTCTGCGCTCGCGTATCCTTCGCCGCAGCACACAGGGCACTCAATCATTGCGCCATTAGCTGCCTCGACTGTCTCTGCGCTATCAAGGGCCAATGCCCCAGCCTTGCTCGCCAAAGCCTCAAGCTCAGCAATCAACTCGTCCGTAATGGTTACGGCTGGCGCGGCCGTAGTGGTTTCTTCAGACATAGCTACGCTCTCCACCGGCTCAAGCCGGCACAGTTTCTTGATTGGGTTTTGATCGGGTATGTCCGGAGCAGCTCCGGGTGTAAGGCGTTATGACCGGAGCAGAGCGTCCGCTTGAGCCAAAACGCTATCCATTGCGGATTGGCGCGTTTGCTTGTATGCGCCCATGGCTGCGCGGTGATGCTCAACCTGATCGAATGCCAAGTCGCGCAGGTCTTGCAGCAACTCCCGCGACACCTTGACCATAGTGAGGTCATCCGCCACTTGGTCGGCTGGGTGGGTGTAGAGCGGCACAGGATCGCCTAGAACTGCAACGCCAATACCCGGAACAAAAGGTAATGCCTCAGTGTAAAAGCTAGTCCGCTTGCCACCTTCGCGAACAGGCACGCGCCACGCAACAGGCTCAGCACTGCCCGCGCTCGCCGCCAGAATGCGCTGGTGCTGGGCGACGGTCATTAGTGGGAAAGGCGCCCCCGTTGCATCCTGGCGTTCAGTGTGAATGCCATTACCGCCAAGCCAACCAACCACCTCAACAGCCTCGCCCCCTCGGCTGGGCAGTTGGGCGCGGGAGTTCCAGGCGGCAATTGCAGTCTGCATATCACCCTGCGAAATAATCCCAGCACCACAGCCATCAGCAAAGCACTCAACAGTCCAGCGCTTTCTCGTGAATTGCACCGTTTCGGCTTCGCCGCCACAAAACGGGCACGCTTTCAGTTCTTCGGCCATGTCAGTTACTCCGCTGCTGGCTGGTTGATACGGTCGCCAGGCATGCAGCTCATGGCGATTTGGCCGCTAGGCCATCTAATAACAAGTTCGTATTTGCCAGTAGTCATAACTCTGCCTCTACCATTCGCCCTTTTAGCTCCGCCGTTTCTTTCATCTCGCTAAGCATCGCAGCGGCGTGCTCGTCAGATATTGCGTGGAAATATCCGCAAAACTCGCCGTCAGGCGTATTGAATTGGAATGTGTACAAGCTCCATTGGATACCCTTAACAATGCAGCTAATTGGCAGTTCTACTTTGTCTGCCATCGTTAGCTACCCCGCTGCTGGTCGTTGTAGTCCTGCCAGGCCCAGCGCCACACGGCCCAGCGGTTCCAGTGAATGGCTGATTCTTCCTCGTCGCTCTCGCGCTCAAAGAGAAAGTGCCCGCTGTCTAGGCCGATCAGCAAATAGCCTGGTGGCATCTTCTTGATGCCCAGTCGGTTGGTGTAATCGAAGCTGGTGACGTTGTTTGCTGCCATCACCCTTGCTCCTGACTGGCTGGGGATGGGGCGACGCCTCTGTACTCCATGCACTTCATGCCTAGGTATTCAGAAAGTTCCTTGCTTTGACGACCGTGGCGAATAAGGCCAGCAGCGTCCATTACAGCGCTTAGAAACTGAGAAAAATCCTTGGTAATGGCGGGGCTTGGACAAGCCGAAAGCATGGCTTTGTATGTTGCCGGCGTTCCGATGTATTTATCTCCAGCCTCCAGCATTGCATCTGTCGGCTCTACCGGCACCAACTGCCAACCCTCCCGCACCTGCTCACCATGGCTAGGCGCTGAGAGGGCGGCGCGGGCTTGCCAGATTAGCCAAAGCTCTTGGATGTGGTGGACGTAGTACCCGTAATCTGTGCGAGCCTCTAAATGCCGCATATCACCTTGATGATGCTGGCGCACAGCATCTTCAAACGCCGCCCGCTCATCCACCACGCCAGTGCTGACAGAATTTGCGGCGTCGCAGTTCTCGCACACACCATTGTTTGCCGCCATAAATCCAGCGCCATAGCTGTTGGCCGGATACTGATCGCCGCACGCGCATTCCGACGCCGTTAGATCAGCGCTGACAGGGGATGAGTTGAGGCGGGCGACTTCATCAAGGCAGCCAAGCGCCTGATTTAGAAACAGCAGCGTCGATTCCTGGCTGTAATTGCCATGCACGCCAATGCTGTCGATCATGTTACGCAGGATGCTTGCGGCTTCATCGACGCTATCAAGCACCACCCCGCTCGGCTGGGCTTTTACCGCCACCCTAGACCACAACTCGCGATACTCATTTGCCAGGCGCTTCTGTTCGTCGCGCGCAAGTATCAATATATCTTGACCTTCTTTCAGGGCGGCAAGCTCCGGCTTATAGCAGCGCTCATGCTCGTTGTATTCAGCGATATTCAAGCGCAGTCGCTCAATCTCCCGCGCCTGCTCGGCTATGGTGCTGATCGGGTTACCCTCCGCATCCTCGTACTTGGCCAGGCGGGCGCGCAGGACTTCGCAGTTGTCGGCGGCAATCTGTGTCTGTACTGGGTGGCTATTGCTGGTCATGGGATTGCTCCTGCTGGTTCTCGCGCTGGTAAGCAGCAACGAACTCGGTGATCTGGATGCCCAGGGCTTGGCCGCCGATGCTGGCGTGGGTGCCTACATAACGATTGGCTCGCTTGAGTAGGGCGATCGCCTCGGCCAGCTGGGTTTCGCTGAGCTGTGTGGATATGCGCCGCACCTGGGCGCTGTCGGTCATGCCGCTCATGCTCGGCGCGCCTCGAGTGCATGCACCCAAGCAATGAAGTCGATCGCGCTGGGCATAGCGTCCAGCGTGCGGTAGACCGGCAGCTGCAGCTGATCGGCCTTGGCGATTTCGCCCCTGGTGCCTTCGCTGGTTTCCCAGCCCGGTACCAGAACAACGGCATCGCAACGGGTCATGAGCTCCAGGGTGCCGGCCAACCAGAACTGATCGTCGTGCTCGAGCGTTTCCAGTTCCATGTGGGCGGTGTTGCAGTGAGGGATGACCGGGTACCAGCCGAGGCGGGCGGCCTCGATGCCAACCTGGCGGGCTGCTTCGATGTTTGCGGCCACGGCTTCGCGGGTCGCTGCTCGGTATTTACCGGCGACGTAGATCAACGGGTGCATGGGTTACTCCGGCGTGATGGGCGTGCAGCGAAGGCAGCCGCACTCGGTGACTGGCTTGAGGGTGGTTCGGCAGAAGGTGGGGCGGGTCACTTCTTCCTCCAGGCAAAGGCCACTGGCTCGGCCGGCAACCACAGGTGCCGCATGTTGGCGACGTTCACTATGTCGCGGTCGGCGGGGTAGACCTCCAGGGCGTCACGGTCGCCGCGCCCGCACTGGCGCTTGAGCAGCATCAGCGAGTCCCAGGTGATGCCATCGGCCAAGCGCTCGCCCTGTAGGGTGGTGCTGTTGACGCTGATTCGCTCGATGCCGGCACCCTCGTCGTAGACCTGCACCAGGTAGTCGCGGGAGCGCCAGACTTCTTTCGGCGGGCGCGGATGGTCTGGCCACTGGCTGCGCGGGATCTGCTGGAGCGTCAGGGGCTGCTTGGAGTTTTCCTTTTCCAGCTGCCGGCGCTGGTTTCGGCTTGGGCTATGCACGGCTGTCGCCCTCGCTGTCGATGCTGATCGGCGCACTCTTCAGGCGCAGAGTAAGCGGCCCCTCGCGGAAGTCGCCATCCACGGTGCCATCCAGTTGCGAACGTTCCTTGCGGGTGAGGTTTCGCCATTTGGCAATGCAGTAATCGCCCTTGAGCACGCCGACCGGCCCGCCCACGCAGGTACTGCTGTAGCTGTATCCGTTATCGCGCAGCCACCGGCATGCGGCGTGCCAGGCCACAAACGTGCCTTTTTGATCGAAGGTCTTTTGGAATGACATGGTTTCCCCTCGCCATTGGCGTGAAGTGTTGTTGTGGGGTAGGGTTCCGGCGCCACCCTCCCGCCCGAGCATCAGGCAGGGAGTGGGCGGGTAGGGTGGTTACTGGGCGAACAGATCAGGCGTGGCTTCGATCACGGCTCTGCGCCCATGCGGCAGCACCTGATAGGCGCGCTTGAGAATGAACAGCTCGCGCTGGCCTTGGTTGTAGATGTTGTGGCCAGCCATGCCGGGCGTGTACTTAGCCCCCAGCAGGCGCCCGCCTTCAAGTCGGTAGCCGTTGAAGTAGCTGGTAGCGTTGCGGTCAGTTGTCTTGGCCTCGATGCTGATTGCGCCCCAGGCTTCATACACCCGCACCACGCGCAATGTCTGGCAGGTTGTGTTGTCACGGATCGTGTCGCCCAGCCTCGGCAGCGCGGTGATTGGCTGCTCACCTTCAGGCCCGCGCACCTGCATGACATAGGCCCACAAGCCGGGCTCTTCCAGCTTCAGCTTTGCTTCCGTGTTGCGGTAGTGCTGGTCGTAATCGAAGGCGTTAAGCAGTTCGTTGTTCTCGCGAATGCTTGGCTGGCGCATGGCTTACTTCCCCCGCCTCCGGTGGTGGTCGTGAAAGAACGGCTTACCCACCTCGCCATTGGCCGTCTGGAACTCAGTACAGATGACCACCACGTCGACACCGTCCTGCCGGTGCACTGGCATGGTGTGGAAGGGAAGGTGGCTGCAGTTGTCCAGGCGCTTGGTGCAGGATTGGCAGCGGCTGCGCTTGGGTTGGTGGGTCATGCTGCTGATCCTTGGCTGCCACCGAATATGTCGAGCTGTTCGGCCTGCTTCCGCCGCGCAGCCGTCTGCTCGGCGATCTGCTTGTTCTGCGCGATAGTCTTCGGATGCTCACCCTGGCCGGCCATGTACAGGCAGTTGGCTTCAATGCCTTGCTCGCGCTGCGTATCCGGGTGAGCTATCACGATCACCCCGCCGAATGCCTGGGCGATCAGGGCGTGCTCAGCTGCCAGCTTGGCGACCGCTTCGTAGGCTTCTTCGCGGGTCATACGTTCAGCCTTGCCGCCAGGCCGGTTTCGAGCTGGTGCAGGTCTTCGATGGCTAACTGCTGTTCAATCGTGAATAGCGGGTTACAGGTCGTGCAGTGCCCTGCAATCGTTATGGCAGCCTGCTGCATGGGCTCAAGATCAAAGTCACGATAGCAATCTGGGCAGGTGCAAGTGACCTGGCCGTTGAGAGCTAATGCGGCGCAACAAGCCTCAGCCTCTGCTTTTGAATCATGAGCCGCTTCGCAATCACCGCACACCCAAACCATTGCCACTTCTGGTGCGCAGCATTCCTCTGCTCGATGGTGGAACTCATGCAGTCTTTCGCAGGCGCTGCACTCGTACATTTGCTTGGGTTCTGAAGCCATCAGCTTTCTCCAGGCAATAGCAGCCCGGTGCGCTGCTGGCGCTGGGCTTGGGTGGGTTACTTGATGTGGGCGGAGTTCTCGTCGCCCGGATCTGCGCGCAGTTCGCGCAGGCTTTCATTGTGGAATTGCCGCGCCACGTTTTCGCTTATCTCGAAAGTGTGGCGCGGGCTTTTCAGTGCATGGGCTGAGCCTTCCGGCCCAAGGGCGTGCAGGTTGATGATCATGTTCTGGATTGCTTCGGATATGACCGTGATGCCGTTCCAGCGCATGAGGTCGGCGAGCATGGCGCGAATGCCAGGGCGCACTTTGTTGCGCAGTTCTTCCTCGCCAGCCTTTGCAGCTTTTTCAGCGGACTTCTTTGAGCGCTCCTGCGTGTTCTTGGCCATCACGCCTCCAAGTTCATCTTGGGACCGCGTGTGATCTTGAACTCATCCAGCAGGCTCAGGATGGTGCGTGGCGTGCTGCCGATGGCGCGCGCCATGCCGATGATAGTTTCACCCGTGGCCGCAAGTGGCTTGATCTGTTCGGCCATCTTTGCGCGCCGCTCAAGGCGCATCTGATTGAGGCGCTCGCGGGCATAAAGGATGCCGGGCATCGAGTTCTCTTGATCAAGCCAGCGGACTTCTTTGTTCAGCCGCTGGCGGGCCTGGTGCTGGGCGAAGCGCCGCGGGTGTTTGGCTGGGTCAAGTTTGGCGGCGCAGCCGAGCATGGCTTGCTGCTCTGCGTGGCGGTGAAAGTGGGGGGTGGGGATCATGCTGGCCTCCGGTCAGGCGTGTGCCTGGGTGTGGGTGCCGTTCTCCAGCGCCTGCTGCAGCCAGGCCGCTTACTTCGGTGTGCGGCGAAAACCAAGGCAGCGGCCGCTGGTGCTGTCGATGACGTGCACCATGCCTTTGCCGGCCATGAGTGCCTGGGTGCGGTCTGGGCGATAGCCTTGGGAGAGGTTGCGCCCAGCGAATGCCGCGCGGGCTTGGCGGGCCAGTTCGAGCAGATCGGTCAGTTCGTTGACGCTGGCCTTGGCTTGTTGCAGTGCGTTCATGGTGTGGCACCTCGGTTGGTCATACCCATAAGTCAGCCGCACCAACCCGCCAGACTTCCGCAAGGCTGCGTGCTGGGTTGGCTGCTTATGGGTACGGGGTAGGGTGGTTGCCGGCTTACGCCATCCGGCTGATCTTCGGGTGTAGTGGGCCCTGGCGGTTCCGCTCCTGCGTCCCCTGATCCGGTGGTGTTGCTACCTTCTTGCCCAGTGATCGCGGCAAAGCGTTCAACTGGTTGTGATGCGCGATATTGCGCATCGGCCAATGATCGAAGCACCACGGCGTTACCCGTGCTTATTTCCCGCCCGCTCGTTTCTGGTATTGGCCGTCTTGCTTTAACCGGCCCAGGAGATTTGCGGGGTTTTGCTGCTCCAAGCGTTACGTGGCACTCGCCAACGCTTCAATCACTGGCCGATACGCCCTGCATGCAGGTGATCGGTGCCTTATGCCCAGGCGGCAAACCTGCTTATCACCGGGCGCAGCTTCATGCGTTGCCCGGCGGCGTCCCGGTCGTGTTTCGGGATTGGGTTAGGCGTCGTGAATTTCGTCCATCTGCCGAAAGAAAGACTCCATTACGGTACCCTTTGTCATTTCGAGCATGCCTACGATCATTTCAACAGGAAGGCCGGCTTCTTGAGCGCGGTCCAGCGCGTCATTCAGTTCGGCGTGCAGCTTTTCTGCTGCCACATGCGCGGCAACCGGCATGCCTTTCTTGCTCAGTTCGGAAACGCTCATGGCGGCCTCTGATTCAATCTGCTGCAGGTTTGCGCCGCCACCTCATCCACAGCGCAGCACCCAACAGCAGGCCCGAGAGCACGCCGAAGATGTACGTGGTGGAGAGGATGTGCAGCAGGGTGGAGCTGGCGAGCAGGAAGCCCGCCAGCATGGCGACAATGGCGAAGCGGAGCATGTTCAGCGCACCGCTTTGACGATGCTGTTGATGCCCTTGTCTACGCCCCGGCGAAGCTTCTTGTCGCCCTGGTGCCAGTCGTTGTTGTAGACGATCTGGGCGCGCAGGCAGTAGGTGTCCGGGCTGGTGAGGGTTGAGGTCTTGAGGCCGTTGGTGTGCTTGGAGTCAACCGAGCAGGCGGTGTACAGCGGGTTGCCGTTGGCGTCCTTGGCGTTCGCAAACGAGCTGTCGTTGACCTCGCCAATCAGAATCTGATTCCCAAAGTCTTCGGTAATGTCGCTCGTAATCTTGCCAGGTCGGCCGATGTAGAGCATGCCGGCGATCTCCACCGTGACCCCTGCCTTCTTTACGTAGCCTTGCGCAGTCGCCTCGGCCGCGGCGTACCAGTCGTCAAACTCGACGATGACAGCGCCTTTGTAGTCGTCGTCGGTTTCGATCCAGTTGCGCACGGTGACCAGTGCGCCGGAGCCTGATACCGCAGCGAAGGCGTACTTCTTGGCCACGGCGTCGTCTTCCATCTTGCCGAAGTCGTCTATGCCGGTTTTACCGTGGAGCCAGTAGACCTGCTCCATGTGCCCGTCGACGATCTTCACGTCAGTGGGCAGCGGCTTGGTGACCGCGGCGTCGGCTTGCATGATGGCGATATCGCAGTCGCCGTCCTTCATCAGTTCGGCATTCTCGACGCTGCCACCGGTGGTGAGCACGTTGAGCTGGATGTCGGTGTTCTTGGTGATGCTGTTGCCTATGGCGCTGCCAAGGTCCTGGTAGAAGCCACCTTCGCCGCCGGTGCAGAAGTTGAGGGTGGTTGGTGCTGGTGCTGCGCTGGCCAGCGATGACACGCTGATGAGCAGGGCGAGCAGAAGTGCTTTGGTCTTCATGGGGCGTCCTTTGTTTGCTGGTGCTGGGTTGAGTTGTAAAGCGATCCTTTACAACTTGTGTCCTGGCGCACTGGTTGCCGGGTCTTCCTCGCGGTTCGGTCATCACCTCGTCCGCCGCAGCCCCTCTGTTGGCTGGTGAAGCGGTACGCCGGTCGCCGGCTTGCAGTGCGCGTGTTACTCACCTGACTTTGTGTCGCCCCACAGGTGATGGCCGGGGCTGCCTCGCCGGTTGCCCGGCTAGCTGTTCATGGCGCGTGTTGTTAAAGAGTGGCGGCCTTTCGGCCTGGCCGGTGTTGGCCGGCGATGGAGTTAATATCAACCACGGGTTGATATAAGTCAACAACCGGAAGTTGATAATTTATTCGAGACATAAAAAAACCCGCACATGGCGGGTTTCTTATTGGGGGTTGAGCGCTAGGCGGCTTTAGCCATCCAGCCGTTGTCTTCATGGCTGAATTCTGCCGCTTCGGGCTCGCCGTCTTGTGCTTCAGGGAATATCTGCGGCGGCTGGACAGCCTGGCGATGGGCCAGGTAATAGGCGCGCATGGCGATATCGGCCAGGCGCTGCACGTGACCCGACTTGAGCTTTTCCCATGCTGCAACAGTTTGCTCGCCGACCCCGAGGATTGCAGCCATTTCGGCCTGAGTCAGGTCTTGTTCTTTGCGCAGGAAGCGGAACTGGGCACCAGTCAGCGGTGTTTTCTGGCGTAGCAGATCGCTGGCAATTGCCAGGTGCAGGCCTTCTACGTCTTCAATGGACACGGCCTGCCCGTACGGGGTTTGCTTAATGACAAAACCGTTCTTGAGAAACACGTTATCAAGCCCGCAGGACTTGTAGTGGTACATGGTCAAATCTCCCAAACCGTGATGGCGGTTACTTCTCGGCTTGTAGGGGCGAGCACGACTGCGGCAACCAGGCACACAATGTCGCGCGGCGGAAGTTCCTGAATACGAAACTTCCATGTGTCAAAGTCCGCGTCGTATTCAATGCTTCCGACAATGCTGCCACGGCGCAGGCAGCGTAGAGCCTCAATGAATGTGACTTCACGCTCTTCGAGGCGTTCCAGGCAGTGGTCTGTGAAATCCACATTGCTTGAATCGTTTGCCCTTGCATGAACAATTGCTTCTAGCTCGGCGCGTGAAATCGGTAGTGTCTTGCTCATCGGAACCTATGATTTTCATAGGTGACACCATCTTAAGCGATGTCACTGTGGTGTCAAGAATTATGGCTGCAGCGAGGGGCTTGTCAGCCCGGAGTAACGAGCTTGTAGGTGGCTCGCTCCTGCTCACTTAGCGGGTCTCGCTCAACGTAACGCATCACATTGAGCTCTACCTGCATCCCCAGGGTGTACCGCTGAACATGCTCGTACTGTTGGGGGTTGTAGCTGATCTTAACTTGGCCGCCACCCTCTTCACGGATGTAAAAGGCGCCCGTGTCTTTCAGTTGCGCCACGCGGCCGTGCAGAGTTATTTCTTCTGGTTTTATGCGCTCAAGGGGGGATAGGCGCTCATGTGCCTGGCGCACATCCGCCAGGCTCCCGCCCCACTTGTAGAGCTTGGCATTGGGTGCCGGCCAGGTGAGTTCTGCGCCAATTTCTTGCCGCTCCAGATCGCCTAGCATCTCGCTAAGCACCTTTGTGGCCGGCACACCAATAACGGTTACCAGTTCGCGAATTTGGGCCTGCTCTTGGGTTTCGAGCACGGAGAATATTTTCTCCAGGGCGCCGCCCATTGCAGAGTCACCAGTCAGATCTGGCGCGATGTTCCCCGCAAAAACCAAGCGGGTTGAGCCGCTTGTTAGACCAGAGAGCCGCATATCCATTTCATCAAAAAGCGGCTCAAGACCCTTTTGCTTTGGCCCTTTGCCGTGCCTCAGGTGGTAGGCGGTATGGGCCAGAATGGTATTGAACTTGCCTGATAGTTTGGTGAGCAGGCGCAACGGTATGCTGCCATCCATACGCCGCCCAATTAGGCGTAATTCAACGACCTCAAACTGAAGGGCGGCCTTGGCTTGACGCAGCTCCTGCCGAAGCTCTTCTTGGTGTGTTATCCAAGAGTCCAGAGACAGCTTGGTCGAGAACTTGTTTGGCTGGGCTTGCAGGTGTTCGCGGTCCCGCGCGATAAAGCCATTGACCTGAGCTAGCTGGCGCTCAAGCCAATCTATGCGATTTGCTTGCTCAGTCATGGTTGATCCTCAGTTCGGCCAAACCCTTTGGAGTGACCTCATCGCGCTGTGTTCCGAATTTTTGAAACCAAAATTCTAAGGCAGCATCATCGGTGGAAGCCACCTTAAACACGTGCAGCCCAAAGCGGGCTTTGACTATGTTGGTGGTGAGCAGGCCGGTGATTTGTTCCCAGGTTGATTCTGGCAAGGCGTCAGCCCGCTCGGTGTCGTACACCACAACCAGGTCGATGTCATCTGGCTCGGCTTTGGTGCACATGAAGGAGCCATCGACCCATATGAAGGCCTTCAGCCCGGTGCATTCCAACAGCTCCAAGTATACGGTCAGCGAGTTGAAAAGCTGTAGCCGCCGGGTTGAATCCGGGAACGCGTCCACAGTCATGGCCCTTAGTGAGGCCAAGGTATGCGGGAACAGACCTGAATCTGCGATTAGGGGAGGGTGGTCAGTTTTTGCTTGGTCCATTATCCGGCATCAACAAATCCATTGCTTGCTTGAGCTTACGGGCCTGCTCAGGTGTCAGCTTGAGCATCTTGTCGGCCATGTCGTCGACGGCCTCCCGCTGCTCCGCTGGCGCTGCCTCGTAAAGATCAGTTTGGTAATGCCTGCTGCTTTTCTGCTGCAACCCCTCAACCAGCGTGGATCTGGTTGTTTGCGCTTCATTGCCTGGCTGCATATCGCCATCGCCGAAGGCCAGCCACTCTGCTCGGACATTCAACCATTCAGCTATCGCCAGCATATTGCTGCGGCTCGGCATTGATTCGCCGCTCAGCCACTTATGTGTAGCTTGTGGGCTGGCCTTGGCCTGCGGGTTGTGTCGTATTCCTTCGTATAGGTCAACATTCCGGCCGCGACCAGCCCTGACATCTTGAATGCCATCTAGCGCCTTGTTAAGGCGCGCCACAAAGCCCGCCTTTATGTCCCGAGTATCAACCATAGGTTGATAGTTGCACACAGCTTGCGCAATAGTCAGTTGATCTCTAATATCAACCGCAAGTTGATAAGAGTGAAACGCCATGAGCGCAATCTCCATAGCCGTGGAAAAAGTAGGCGGCGCCATTCCTGCCGCGAAGGTTTGCGGTGTCCGCCGACAAGCAGTTGATAAATGGTTGGCGAAAGGGACTCTCCCCCGTACCGAGTACACGGGGGAGACCACCTACGCCAAGAGCCTCGCCGAGGCATCAGGCGAGCAGTTCACAGCTGAATGGCTCTTAGCTGCAGCTGCCCCGAAGAAGAGCGCCGCCTGATCCGTTGAATACAGATTCGCCCAGGTGGCCACCCAGCGCCACGCGAGAAAATTCGGAGTTTCGCAATGGAAGATTTTGAGTGGACCTTGCACCGCGCAGTTAAAGCCGAGAACGGCAGTGCGCTGGCTAAGCGCATGGGCGTGAACGAAAGCCGCCTGCTGGATTGCGCGAACCCCAACCGTGAGAACCACCGGATGAGCCTGGAGCTGTTCGGCCAGGTGCTGACGCATCTGCCGGAGGAAGGCCGCCGGCTGGTGCTGGGTGCACTGCTGAATGAGTTTGGTTATGCGCTGGTGGAGAAGGAGGCGGTTAAGGCAAAGGATCTGACCACTGCGTTGCTGCAGATGTCCGCCGAGGTGGCTGACGTAACCCGATCGGTTACCGATGCGCTTGAGGATGGGCACGTCTCGCAGCATGAGAAACAGCTGATCAAGCGTGAGCTGATCGGCGCGCGTGACAGCCTGGCCACGCTTGAGGCGGCGATCAAGGCCGCTTAAATCCCAGGCACAAAAAAGCCGGGATTGCGGCCCGGCTTCTTCAACAACTATGCACGGAGTCGATTATGCACACAGCCACCCACTCAATCAATACCGCCATTGCCGCGCCACGTTTTCAGGTTGCGCAAAACGTGGCGCGCACGATGAGCAGCGCCGAACTGCTGGAGATTATCAACGCCGCCCGCGCAGAAGCCGGTGAGCCGGAGATTCGCCGCAACAAGTTTGCGGAGAAGATCGAGGATGAGCTTGAGGGCGAGCACTACACAAAAAGGGTAGTGCAAAATTTGAACAAAACCGAGTCGGCCATTTTCGACCTCACGCGCGATCAGTGCATGTTGGTTTCGATGCGCGAATCTAAGGCCGTGCGCCGCCGCGTTGTCGCTCGGCTGAATGCGATAGATGCCGCCGCGGTTGCTGCCCCTCTGCAAAGCAAGCTACTAGGCGAAATGGCCATTCTGGAGTGCTTCACGCGCTTGCTGAAGCCTGCGCCGTCGAGCCAGATGATGATGCTGTCGAAGATCGCCAAGCAGAACGGCCTTGATGCTGGCTTTCTGCCGGGCTACGCGGTGGACGCTGCCCCAGGCACCGCCGATGGCAGTTCTATGCCTACCAAGGCGCTGAGTGCGCTGCTGCGTGAGCATGGCGTTGTTCTGAGTGCGAGCGCCTTCAACCAGGTATTGAAGGCGCACGGCTACCTCAAGCGCCTTACACGCAAGAACAGCCATGGCGCTGAGGTGGCCTTTTGGTCGATCACGGATATGGGCCTGCAGTACGGCAAGAACCTGACCAGCCCGAACAGCCCCCGCGAAACCCAACCGCATTGGTACACCGAGCGCTTTGCTGAGCTGGTTAAGCGCGTTGGGGGTGGCCTGTGAAGCGTCCATCGTTTCAGTTTTATCCGGCTGACTGGCGCAACAACGCGAAGCTGCGCCGCTGCTCATGGGAGGCTCGCGGAGTTTGGATTGAGCTGCTGGGCCTGCTGCATGACAGCGATAATTACGGTGTTTTGTCGTGGCCTTTGAAGGAAATTGCGCAGGCTTTGGGTGCGCCGTTGAAGGCTATAAAAGAGCTGGTTGATAAGGGTGTTTTGTACGGCATCGAGAAGGGTGAGTGTGAGCCATTTGTTTACACACCGCGCAGTGGCCGTAAGAACGGTGATCCGGTTGAGCTAGTACCCGCGCAGCAAGGCCCGGTGTGGTTTAGCCCCCGCATGGTGCGTGATGAATATGTGCGCACCGTGCGGGGTGAATCGACCCGCTTTGGTGATGGCGACTCACCCAAAAACAAGCCTAAAAAGCCTTCACCAAAGGGTGGCTTAGGTGATGCCAAAGGTGAAGCACCAAGCCAGCGGCAAGGTGACGGCTCTACATCTTCTTCTACATCTACATCTACTACTACAGCACCTACCGGTGCTTCCGTAGAGGCCCGCCAGCGGTTTGAGATGCGTTTGGACTGGCAGCCGGATGAGGTAAACCTCAAGGCCCAAACAACCCTGCTCGGGGTAGCCGCCAACCTGATCACCCAATCTGCGGTGGATGAGTTCAGGGCGTTCTGGATTAACCGCGATATGGCCGACAGCCAAGGCGGATGGTGCCATCGGCTGGCGAAGTGGGTGAAGAACCAGGCTGTGCGCAATGCGGTAAACGCCCATGCCAGCGCCGATGGGGATGATGACTGGGCAGGTCAGGGGGTGCGCCTGTGACCGATCCAGTATCCGCCGCCAACGTGGTGGCCAACCTCAAGCCGCAGGCTGAGACAGCTTTGCAGCCAAGCGCCCCGGTGCGAGTCGATGACCAGACCAAGCAGGTGATCAACGATCTGTTTGACCGCTTGAAGGCGCTTTACCCTGCGTGGAAACAGGCTTGGCCGACTGATGCCGAGCTGCGCAACGCCAAGCGGGAATGGCTGGCCGAGTTTATGCGCTCGGGCATTCGCCAGATTGAGCAGATCCAGCACGGTGTGCGCCTGGCGGCCAAAGACCCTTCTGCCTTCGCGCCGTCACCGGGGGTGTTTGTGGGCTGGTGCTTTGCGCCGGAGGCCTTTGGCCTGCCGGATGCCGAGAGCGCCTACAAGCAAGCCCTGCGCAACACTCACCCCTCACAGGTTGGCCATTGCAAGTGGTCTCACGCGGCGGTTTATCACGCCTCGGTGGCGGCTGGGTGGTACAGCCTGCAGCGCCTTGACCGCGCCCTTGGCCTGAAGCGCTTTGAGCAAAAGTACATGGAGCAGTGCCACAAGCTTGGGCGCGGTGAGCAGCTTGCGCCTATGCCGGTTGCTGCGCTGCCTGAGCAGGCGGGCCCGCGCACCCCGGAGGTTGGCCGCGCTGCCCTGGCAGCCTTGCGGCAGAAGGTTGGGGGTCGCCGTGGCTGATCAACCGAACTGGCTGCCGCCCGAAACCGCGCCAAAAGACAGAGCGATTCTTGCCGATTTTGGTGGGCCAATCGCTGTAGTCGCGTTTTGGTCGGACATGTATTGCAAGTGGTACTTCGCCGGCAAGGACTACGACTGGTTTGTAACCGAGTGGGCTGACGCCCCTCTCTTGGGCTGGATGAATCTGCCGGAGGTGAAGCGTGGCTGAACTAAAAGAAACCAACCCAAAGGACGCCATAGGCTCTCAGAAGCTGCCGCTGCACCTGTGGCCTACAACCGCAACCGCAATGGGCTGTCTTGGCCTTATGGACGGGGCGTTGAAGTACGGGCGCGCCAATTGGCGGGTGGCTGGCGTGCGTGCCTCGATCTACTTCGACGCCGCCAGCCGACACCTTAACGCATGGTTTGAAGGTGAGGCGCTAGACCCTGATAGCGGCCTGCCGCACTTGTCCCATGCACTGGCCTGCTTGGCCATTCTGGTAGATGCCGACGCTGCCGGGTTGCTGGTGGATGATCGCCAGGTGCCAGGCGGTTACCGCTCGCTGATTGATGCGCTGACCCAGCATGTGCCGCGCCTGCAGGATCTGCACGCTGATCGCTCGCCGAAGCACTTCACTATTACTGACCAGGTGAAGCGCTGATGGCGGGGAAGGGCGGCGAGCTGCGCACCACGGGGGACGTGCTGCTGTGGTGGCTGGATCGTGTTGAGAACAACCGGGCAAGCTCGGACAGCTACAAGCGCAGCACCCGCAGTATGGTGCGTAAGAACATCCTGCCGGCCTTGGGCAAGGTATCGGTCGCCAAGCTGGATCGGCGGGCGTTGGATGACAAGCTGGTGTGGCCGATGGTGCAGGACGGTAAGAAGGCCGGCACTCAGCAGAAGGCCTTCCAGGCGCTGCGCCAGGCCTTTTTGCTGGCCGAGAAAACCGGGCGCATCAAGGCCAACCCGATGGCTGCGCTGACCTTCAAGAGCTTTCACCGCGGTGCCATTGGCAGCAAGCCGGCCAGCCTGTCTCGGGTAGACCTGCCTGGCCTGGTGCAGCAGCTGGCGGCAAACTTCGAGCGCGACCCGGTGAATGGCCTGCTGCCCTTGCTGATGCTGGCCCATGGCACTCGGATCGGCGAAACCCTGCAGGCGCAGTGGTCGCACATCTCGCTGGTTGAGCGGGTGTGGGTGCTGCCTGAGTTGAACTGCAAGTCACGCCGTCAGCACATCCTGCCGCTTACCCCTCAGGCACTTGCCTTGCTGGCGCGCTATCGCCAGGCGCTGCCGGATGCACGAGCGCAGATCGATTGGGTGTTCCCTGTGCGCGGCGGTGCTCGGCTGTCGCCTACCACAGCAAGTGCAATGTTCCGGACTGTATCGGGTGGCAAGTGGTCGAGCCATGACCTGCGCAAGCTGATGCGCGATTGCTTGGCTGACCTGGGCGTCGACTTCTTCATCGGTGAACGGCTGATCAACCACAGCTTGGGCAAGGTGTCGGAAACCTACCTGACTCGCGACGTGATGGAGCGTTGCCGGGAGGCCTTAGAGCGTTGGCATGCACGCCTTGATGAGTGTGGTTTCAGCCTCGCGCACGGCTTGGATATGGCCGCTCCTGCATCTTCACTAAATCCCGAAACCCCAGAGCCTGCGGGCGCTGCGGCCAATTCCTGAGTTTTCAATTGTAGAGGATGAAGATGGACGGAAAACTGGAAGTTGGGGGCATGGCGCTGACGCTGATCGACCTGCCACCGGTAATGGCAGGAAGTGTTGTCGAGCTGCTTGAGCGCATCACCAAGGGCGATTACGTCGATACGCCCTCGGGCCGTTATGTCGCCAAGGGTGATGGGTGGATATGCGCTCATGATCTCGCGCCCCTAAACGCAGCCTACGCAGATAAATCGCTGATGCCCCTGCGCGGTGACTTCCAGCCAGAACGCCAGCGGTCGAAGGAGGTGCTGGGCGGGACTGATTGCGCTCGGCATGTGACCTTGAAGTTGATCGACTGGTCCCGGCCAGAGGCCTGCCAATGAGGATCGACTACGAAGGAAACGAGCAGGCCGCGCTAATGCGCTGGGTGCAGTTTCAGCACGCCGCAGCATTCGCTGTGACCTGGCATACGCCGAACGGTGGCCAGCGCAACAAGGTTGTTGCCGCAAAGCTCAAGGCCCAAGGCACCAAGGCTGGCGTGCCTGACCTGCAGCTGGCGATGGCGCGCGGCGGTTACTTCGGCCTGTTCATCGAGTTCAAGGCAACGCCACCGCATGACGCCGCGGTGTCATCGACGCAAAAGGAGATGGTTCAGCTGCTGAAAGAGCAGGGCTATCTGGCTGTTGTGTGCAAGGGCATGCGGTCCGCGATGGAGCAGATCAACGCATACCTGGCCATGCCGGCCACTCTCGGCGGCCAGGTGGTTGGCTGATGAGCCGGCGCGTTGCAGTGATGCCGCTCGAAAGGTGCGAGATATGCCAGGAGAGCGGGTTTATCAAAGGCATCTTCCACGACATGGAGTGTGCCGGCTGCAACGGTGGTGGGATGTTCGATCAGTCAACAGGCCAGGCACTGAGTCACCAGGTGCTTGTGCAGCAACTACGGATAAGGCTGGACCAGGCCTCGCGCCGAATGGCCCAGCAACAGAAACAACTGGAGGCCGCTGGCTTGGTGCCTATCACAGGCCCAGCAGCGGACTACCAGGGCAACAACAAGAAGGGCGCGGGCGGCGCGCACTTCACTGGCGATTAGGGGATAGCCATGGCGATGATTCGCGATACCGAAGAGATGCTAGAGCAGTGGGGCCTTTGGGTGGTGCAGGGCTCGGGCGTTGCTCAGTGTGCGGCGCCAGGTGAGCAGCGCACGCCGATGATCACCGATGACGAGGCACTGCTGATTGATCGGCTTATGGGGCGCCTGGGTCACCGTTACCCGGAGTGCGGCGAGGTGATGCTGCGCTACTACACCAGCAGCTGTTCCTTTGTTCAGGTTGGCAAGCGAATGGGCTTCGGTGAAGAGAAGACCCGGCAGCTCTGGAAGGCCGGTGTTGCGTGGATAGATGGGGCGCTTGAGGCTCGAAAAGAGGCCGCTTGACACCCCCGGGCCGAACCCCCTATATTTCAGCTACTTTGCGGTTTTACCGCTTGAAAAGCCCTGGCCACCGCGCCGGGGCTTTTTCGTTTCTGATCCCTCAGCTGTTACCCCAACAGCTTTGCCCGCCATCACACGCGGGCTTTTTTACAACCCGAATGAGATCGAGCCAATGCCGGAAAAAGACCCGACGTTGTGGGCCGCGCTGTGGGTCGGTCTCACCACCTCGCCAACCTGGCAGGGGGCAATCATGGCCAGCATTATCGCCACACTGCGCATCCTCTATGACGGTAAGGAAACCCGCTGGACTCGCATTCTTCTGGAGTCGCTAATCTGCGGCTGCCTTTCCTTGGCTGCATCGAGTGGCATTGAGTGGCTTGGCTGGCCTTCGACCATGGCTGTCGCCCTTGGCGGTGCCATTGGCTTCCTCGGGGTTACGGCTATTCGTGACTGGCTGGTTAAGTGGACTGGCAAGAAGGCTGAGCAATAAGCAGATGATCCAGGTCACCTTCAAGGGTTTGCGCGAAAGGCTGCAGACCCTTGACCGGCTTGAACGCGAACAGCTGCCGTTCGCTGCTGCTCTGGCGCTTACCACCACCGCCCAGGATGTTAAGGCGGCCTTGGTTGAAGAGATGGCCTCGGTATTCGATCGGCCCACACGATTCACCCTGAATAGCCTGTTTGTTGAGCCTGCAACCAAGGACAACATCAAGGCCAGGGTATGGATGAAGGACACACTGCCTGGTGGCGGTGGCAGGCCAGCAACTGAATGGCTAGCCCCACAGATATTCGGGGGCGGTCGTGATCAGAAGGCCAGCGAGAAGCGCTTGAGCGATAAGGGTGTTCTGCCTGCAGGTAAGTACATCGTGCCAGCCAAGGGCCTGAAGCTGGATGCATACGGCAACATCAGCCGAGGCACCATGAATAAGATCCTGTCTGGCCTTGGTGCTCAGCAGGACAAACTGGCCAATAGCACTACCAGCCGGCGAAGCGCTGGCAACCTGAAGCGCTACTTCATCATGAAGAAGGGCAGTCGTCCTATCGGCATAGCCGAGCGCACAGGCAAGGGTAAGGCAGGTGTACGCATGGTCGTGGCATTTGCCAGCCGCCCTCAGTACAGCAAGCGCTTCGACTTCTTCGAGGTAGCAGAGCGCGTTGCAGATGATCGCTTACCAATCAGGTTCGAGCTGGCCCTGGCCCGCGCGCTGGGCACGCGTGGCCGGTGACCCATTGGTGCGCCCTCATGGGGCGGCTTTGGGTCCTCCCGAGGGGGTGGCCCCTTGCGGGTAATTCGGACCCCGACCTTTCGCTTCATATGAACTTTTTCCAGGGCAGCCGCTTCCGGTTCCGCTTGGGGTAATCATGGCAACGCAAGTCGAGGTAGCGGCGCACATCGATCTGAGTGATCGACAAGTACGCAGCCTGCTTACAGATGGCGTATTGCCTGGCTCTAAGGGTTCAGGTGGTCTTGATCTTGACGCCTGCCGATTGGCGTACATCCGATATTTACGCGGCTTGAACAACGGCCAAGTTCGGCCGGAAGTGCCTGTTGGCTTTGAGGGCATCGACCCGAACGTCGAGGCCAAGCTCTCACAAGAGCGCTTGAGGCTCACTGCCGCCCAGGCGGAAGGCCAAGAACTGAAGAACGAGGTCACGAAGCGCAAGTCGGTACCTACTGATTTTGCCGTGTTCGTGCTCTCCCGTTTGGCTGCTGAAATCGGCTCGATTCTCGACACACTGCCGCTCACCCTGAAGCGCAAGCACCCCGATTTGGAAGTGCGCCACATTGAATCCGTCCAGCGAGAGTTGGCCAAGGCTCGCAACAGGTCGGCGACCTTGGATGACCGCCTACCCGGATTACTGAATGAGTATCTCGACGCCACAGATTGAAGAGCTGCAGACAGCTGTTCGACATGGCCTAGTGCCGCTCATGCGTCCGGTACCACAGACGCCCGTTGAATGGGCTGACGAAAACTTCTACCTGTCGAGCGAATCCAGCTACCAAGAAGGCCGCTGGGAAACGCTGCCTTTTCAGGTGGCCATGCTCAACGCCATGGGCAACGACGAGATCCGCACGGTTAACGTGATCAAGTCCGCCCGGGTCGGTTATTCCAAGATGCTGATTGCCGCCTCGGCGTATCAGATCGAACACAAGCGCCGCAACATCCTGATCCTGCTGCCGACTGATGGCGCTGCTCAGGGCTTCATGAAGTCTCAAGTCGAGACCATGATCAGGGACGTGCCAAGCGTTTACGACCTGGCCCCCTGGTACGGCAAGAAGCACCGCGACAACACGCTAGACACCAAGCGCTTCAGCCACTCCAAGCAGCTCTGGTGCCTGGGTGGTGCTGCCGCGAAGAACTACCGCGAGAAGTCGGTAGACACGATTATTTATGACGAGCTGGCCGCCTTTGAGCCGGACGTTGAAAAAGAAGGTTCGCCAACCTTCCTCGGTGACAAGCGGATTGAAGGCTCGACCTTCCCCAAGTCCATCCGAGGCAGCACGCCGAAGATCAAAGGCACCTGCCAGATCGAGGCCGCGGCCAGCGAATCACCGCACCTGCTGCGCCTCAACGTGCCATGCCCGCACTGTGCGGGTGAGCAGCACCTGAAATGGGGCGGCAAGGATTGCGCCTACGGCATCAAGTGGGACCCGGACAAACCGCAAACCGCCTGGTACGTGTGCGAGCACAACGGCTGCGTTATCCAGCAGCACGAAATGCAAGAGCAGCACGCCAAAGGCCGCTGGATATGCGAGCGCACCAGCATCTGGACGCAGGACGGCATTGATTACTTCGACGAAGAAAGCCAGCCGATCCCGACGCCCGAGTCGCTGACCTTCCATGTGTGGACGGCCTACAGCCCATTCACAACCTGGGGGCGGATCGTCCTCGACTTCTACAAAGCCAAGGGCGACATCAGCAAGCTCAAGACCTTTACCAACACCACGCTGGGCGAAACCTGGGAAGAAGACCAAGGCGAGAAAGTGGAGTGGGAAACCCTCTACGGTCGCCGCGAGGTTTATCCGCAGGTGCCAGCACGCGGCCTTGTGCTGATGGGGGGCATTGATACGCAGGATGACCGCTACGAAGCCCGCGTATGGGCCATCGGCCGGGGTGAAGAAAAGTGGTTGGTGGATCGCTGGATACTCAACGGCGACCCCGCAAGCGAAGAGCTACGCCGCAAGGTCGGCATAAAGCTCGCGCAGCTTTATGAACGCGCAGACGGCATCAAAATGAAAGTGGAGCGGTGGTGCTGGGACTCCGGCGGCCACTACACCGATGAGGTCTACGCCGAAAGCCGCAAGCACGGCGTGACGTGGGTGATCCCAATTAAGGGTGCCAACGTATACGGCAAGCCCATCGCCAACTTCCCGCGCAC